GTATTTAATGTGCAGGTTTTACACCACATCCAATCCTCTTCTTTAGGGTATTTTAAAATTTCAACTTTAAAATCCATTTGTTTCACCTCAAAGCTCTATTTTAGTCACGCCGCAGTGTTCTAATGCACACTCAAGACAACAAAATACTTCGCCGTCGTCATTTACGTAATATTCTTCGCCTTCGTCCGTAACAGGGTCACCGCAATTTTCGCAGTATCCGAAAGTTCTAACTTCATCCATTGTTCTGTTCTCCTTCCTGTTCAAACTTTTCTTTTTCAAACAAGATGCCATTCTTTGCCGGTCTTGTGATAACATCCTGCGGAAGAAGTCTCTGTCCTCTTGGTATTTCTTCATATGCTTCTGACATTACGTCATCGAATTGGGATTTATTGAGTACACAAATAACTTTATCATCATAAAATGGAGCACAACCCAACATTTCATGATCGAAATGATTAAAGTTATATCTTCTCTTGCGAATTCTCTCTATAAGAGCTTTTCTTCTTTCCTTCGTAAAAGGCACGACAGAATATTGTGTCGTATATGCATCAGTCCAGCCTATCACTGTCATATTTCGTCCTCCTCTTCAAAATATTTCTTAATCATAGTAAGTAATGGCTCTCTAGTTAAATTCTCCTGGGCCCAAACAAGCCAACCTCTATCTACGACAGCAATCTCGGTGATAGTCTTGCCGCTATGTTTGCCAAAATTCAACTTATATTCATTGATGTCGGGCAACTTTGGTTTACTATCTTCGCCTTCAAACAGAATGTGAATATCACCACGGCTTGCAATATAATCGCTGAGGTGCACGAGCTCCTGTACGAGCGTCTGAGGAGAAGGTAATACTACCTTACTTCTCTTGCTTGTAGTCCATTCGCCACTGTGACTAGCAACGGCATCACCAATGATAACTCTAATTTCATCACTGACAATTCCATTGAGTCTTTCATCAGTCTTGACAAATTCTGCAGCGAGTACTGGATGCTGATGCACTGAGAAACCAGTCTTATTCTCCCAATCGTGTTTCAGACAATCGTGTAACAGTGCAGCACAAATTACACAGTCCTTCTCGACCTCATTTAACTTGCTTTTATACTGCTGTAAGTTAACAAGATAATTTGCAACCTTGGCGACGGATCTAGTGTGATACACTAGACCGCCAAAGCCACATTCAAGGCCGCTATGAAACTTACCAGAAGAGGACGCCGGAACCTCAAAGAAGTAATCGGGCACAAGCGTTATTGCCTTTTTGAAGAAATCTTTAATGTTTTCGATCTCCATATAATCGATTTCTTTTTCAAACAGAGAAATCTTCTCTTTATTAGTCATTAGCAACTTCCTCCGAGGCATTGTTCTCTGTTGAATCATTTTGTTTTGTAAGCTGTACTAAGAGCATCTTCTTAATATCCGCAATACAACGTTCATAGTCTCGCAAACTAATTTTGCCCGGCTTTTCAAGATGCTTCTTGAATTTGCCCATTACCCCTGCGGCTATAAACTGAGCTCCAATTTTCATACCGTCTGTGCGAGTACTTTCGAACCAGCCTTCGATAACCTTACGCAGACTCTCTTCATCTGCACTCTTGATTTCGTCAATAACCGCAGACATATTTGTCGTTTCTTCCATATTACAATCCTTTCCAAATTATTGTACAATCATTTTGTACTGTAATTATTATATCACTTTTATTTCGGTTGTCAACACACAAATTTATTTGTTTACAATTTATTTACAATTATACATTTTCTTCCATAAGGGTTTTGAGTTCCGCAAGGATGTTCTCGTAACTTCCTCTGGAAACAACCCACTTGCCGTCGAGGTAAAGGTCGTAAACTCGATCCTCTCTAAGTTTAATTGTAAAATTGTGTACTGTCTTATTTGCCATATTAAATAGTCTCCTTGTCTCCACTTCTTATTCCATATCGTTCGAACAGCTCTCGTTGTGGTGCAAAATCACCATAATACTTTGCTTCTGCATTTAGACGAGCCATTATTGCATCGTTCTTATCTACATATCGTCCCAGCCAATGTATCTGTTTATCAATATGAATTGATGCTATCCAATTGTTATTACTCTTATCCCAATATACACCAGTAAACCCGCTTGTATTATCTTTTCTTTTTGTATGATTTCTTGCGTTTTCTGATTGTGTGGCTGGTCGCAAATTGTTCCTTCGGTTGTTTAACGTGTTCCTATCAATATGATCGCATAATTCATATCCAGTCAACACATACCACATCGAAACATATCTTTTTTCGGTTTTATCCCACGCTTCAAGCATTCGATATCCATTTTGATGTATATGTTCATACCAACAATAGTTATCTATAAGAAGATCCTTATCTTCTTTGTCAAAATAGAATTCTGAATTAGTATTTAATGTTAATCCAACATAATATTCATCCTTTATATCTACCGGATTTGTTTTATTATTGTTTTTGCCTATATCTCTTGTTTTTTCTCTTCTAATACACCCACACGAATTTGTATGCCCGTTTCTTAAATGTTGACCCGTCGAAATCACATAATCAGAATTACCGCACGAACATTTACACTTCCATTGCGGCGTGCGTGTTTGAGTATTTGGATTAATATAATCCTCCGCTCTCTCAACTATTGTCAATCTACTATTTGGAACTCCGTGTTCCGACATAACCCAACCTGTCATATCTATGAACTTTCTCATTGTATTTCTCCAAGCATATTTAAAAATGTTAGTTCATCAATAATCGGCACATTCAGTTCTACTGCTTTCTTGTATTTACTACTACCGCTTGCTTCATTAGTGATAAGGTAGTCAGTGTTCTTACTAACTGAACCAGCAGACTTTGCACCGAGTTCTGCAATCTTTTCGTTGATACTATCTCTCGTGAAGTGATTGAGCTTGCCAGTCACGCAAAGCGTTTTGCCACTAAACGGATTATCCACCACTACCTTACTTTCACGCTTTACAAAACGCATCTCTGAAGCGAGAAGGTTAATCTCATCAAAATTATCAGTTAAGTACTTAGTGATATTTTGAGAGGTCTTATCTCCGATATCCTCTAATTCGGACCAATCAAATCCACTATTAAAAGCACTAAGCAGTTTATCAAAATCACCTTCAAAAGCGTCAGAAATGGTCTTGGACGCAGACTTACCTACACCATCAATTGAGAGAGCGCAAATAAAGTTTTCGAGCCTTACATCTCTACTGCTCTCAATTGCGTCAAGTATTTTTTCTACGGATTTTTCTCCGTATCCACTTGTAAGCTTCCATCTATAAACAACCCCTGGTGCAATTTCAAGTTTATATAAATCACAGAACGACTTAATCCAACCCTTGTCAATTAAAAACTCCAATGTTGCCTCACTCAATCCGTCAATGTTCATTGCGGGCTTGGATACAAAGAACTTCAATCTACCCAATAATTTGCCTGAACAGTTGGGATTTGTACACATCAATACTTCGGATGAATTCTCGGTCACTACTTCGGTTTCACCTCCGCAAACTGGGCAGTACTTAGGGATTTTTATATCAGAATCACCATCCTGAATGCGAGAATCTATCTGCGGAATTATTTGGTTTGCTTTATATACTCTTACGGTGCAATTATTGGTGAGTCCCAACTTCTTGATAATAGAAATGTTATGAAGCGAGGCCTTACTGACATCTGTTCCGTCAATGTTGACAGTTTCAAAAATTGCAGTAGGAGTAAGAGTATTGGTCTTGCCCATTGTCCATTCGATGTCAAGCAGCTTGGTCTCATAGAGTTCGTCGTAGAACTTAAATGCGTAGGCTGCTCGGCTATGATGACCTGTTGTTCCAAGCGATTCTCCGTATGTAATATCGTTAAATCTACCAACTAATCCGTCTATTGGATATCCATATACCTCAGCCTGTTCTACTAAAAACTCTTTTGCATCCCAATCAAAGCTGCTTGTCCAGGGTGTTACCGTAAAACCAAGATTGTCCATTGCCACCAAATTATCAATTACTGTGTTGTGTGGGCCTTTAATAACGTTCCACAATACAAACTTAAGCTTACGATTGACACATTCTCGAGAATCCAATAGCCTAATGGAACCCGATGCAAAATTGCGAGGATTCGCGTACTCTGTTTTAAACTCTTCAAAATCTGCTTTGGTGCAAATAATCTCTCCGTCTACAATGAGCTCGTCTGTATAATTAATCTTTTTGGGAATGTTTTTTACAACCAAGGAATTATGCAGAATGTCTTCGCCTTCTTCTCCGTTACCACGAGTCTCAGCAGAGACAAGTTTACCGTCAACATATCGCAAGGAGCAGGTCAATCCATCGAGCTTGATCATTCCAACAACATCTTTGCTTCCAAAATATCGCACAAATTCATTCCAGTCCTTTGTCTTGTCAAGCGATAACATAGGGTGGTTGTGTTTAACCTTCTGCAACTCATTCACGACAGTATAGTTTACTTTCTGGGTGGGCGAGTTGGACAAAATGTATCCATAATTATGTTCAAGTGCCGCTAGTTCAAAATACATATCATCCCACTGCTTGTCGCTAATTTCTGGTATACCATTGTCGTAAAGTTCTGTGTGTCTGTTGAGTTCTGCGACCAAATACTCAATTCTTGCTTTTGCATCAAATGTCTCCATTTTCTCCTTAACCTCCGTTATACTCACAAATCAATACGTCGCAATCACTATCGCCGAATATGTCCTCAATCATTTTGTAGACTATATTCCAGTCGCCACCGCCACGAGCACAGCCAATAAGATATGGAATTGCGATGGTTTTACCAGCCGACCTTAATTTGACTATTCTTAATGCGGTCTCTAAAGCGCTGTAATCTGTATATATTTTTGATTCTTTTCCATAAGTATCCTGCCCAAATAGATTTTCTATAACAGTTGTTTCATTAATGAATACTCTTAAAGATCTTCCAAGTAAGGCAATGGCTTTTTTCTTTTGACCATATCTATCAAATACAAAATTCCTATAAGTACCATAAACCCAAGGATACTTTTCTCTCACTTGTTTAGCAATACCGCTACCCATAACTCCTTGGCAATTTACCTGGTGACAAATTACATCTGCACCAGACTCAAAAATATCGCATTTAATATGTTTAATCATACTTCACCTCTTACAATTCTTTCATTGACTGACATAACAAATTCGTTAATCTTCTTATAATCGGGTGTGCTAGGTAACTCGGTTGTTTCCTTTATCTTCTGCATCTCATTCTCAAAATAATCAACCATTTCCATAAATTCAGAGGTAGGTTGCTGATTATCATCGAGATACTTTCCGGCACGAATATCCATCAATAAGTCGTGGTCTTTCTCGCGATAGGTAATAATTTCACCGTCTTTCATAATGTCGAGACACATAAGGTACAGTCTAATCAAGTGCATCATATGCTTTGCTATTTTACCGTGTTCAATTGCGTTTATATTTCTGTGTCCAATTTTGGAGTAATCTTTGACGATGCTCTTCATAACATTCCACATACCCTTGTAGTCTCCCAAAGGGTAGTGATGTAAACTGATATCCATAAATATTTCTGTATCATATTCTGGCTTACTGGATTTATCGATGTAGAGTTTGATGGAATCTTCGTCATACTCAAAGAAATCGTGCTTAAAATCATAAGCAGCATTTTTAATGCTATTAAGAATATACTGTGTCTGCTCTGCCTGGCTAACACTCTGTGCAGACTTTGAAGACAGTCTACGCAACTGCTGATTAGCATATCCGCCAAAAGAGTGGATGCACTTCTTAGAAAGGAAGAGATGACGGTTGTTTATGAGTTCCTGACCGATAGGTGAAAGGTAGAGATAGTGCTCGGCTTTTAGACCTAACAGCTCAATAACGTTTGGGTTACAATTAGATAACAAGGAAATGATTTTATTAAACGCATAAATTGTAGTATCTGTTTCTTCATTTACAAATTGCTCGAAATTCTGATTGGTCAAAATTTCTATTTTAGAATTTAATGCAATTCCTCTCCAATCCCAGTCGGATTCTTCATTGTCGGTGCCATAGCCTCTGCTTCCACCAAGACCTAATAAAATTATAGGTCTTTGAGTTTCAAAGTTTCTTATAAAATCATATTTTTCTTTCTTAAATTCATTTTTTAAATCTTTATTGGTCGTCATTATCTGTGTTCCCTCTTGTCTAAATTACTTTTTCTCATATTAAAATGATTTCCGTCTATAAACGCAACACTTTGTCCATCTTTGGCATTCACGAGCAATCTGTTAAGATAAATACACTTTTTAGGTTTCCTAGTTCTAGAAATCACTCTACCATTTTCAATGTGCCATTTATATTTATTGACTATATCGATATCTTCTATATCAAAATATACATTACATTCTTTAATTTTCAATATCGCTACATCTTGCAATATCGTTATATCATTTTCTTTTATTTTTTTAGACACGACAAATAAATCACTATAACATTTGCTACAATATATTCGTTTATCGATGTCATATATTTTATTTTTATAGCTAAGCGTTTTGAAACAATTACAACATGTCAATTGATTTGTTTCAATGTGCTCATTTGGATTAAAACTATCACCCGACTTAATTGTTCTATCGTAAAGATTGATTTTAAGATTTTGATATGTCTTCCATTCGTCTGTACCTAGTTTATTAAATTTTTCATATTTTCTTTTCATAAAAATATTCGCATCTTGATACAGATATTCTCTGATTCGAATACATTGACGACACCCAGTAAAAGCCAATGTTGCTATTCTTTCATCTTTGCCTTTGTATGAAATTAATTTATTTTCATTTAACTCGCATTCCATGGCTATTACTTTATTGATGTCTGCAATAAATGGCCGATATCCTATAATTGAAAAGCATGTTTTATGATCACCGCTCTTTAATACCGATAAGCATATACTTCCATCTCCATCAAATACTCCACGAATAAAATGACGATATAATAATTTGGAGATGAAGTAAGGAAACGTGACTTGAAAAGTTTTCGCTTGCCCACAACCATGTTTCGCCAAACTGTCAGAAAGTTTTTTATTACTTACATATAACTCACAATAAGAGTAGTTACCATTTCTGGTGCCATACCACAATGGTCGGTCTTGGTTTGGATATAATATATTTCTAAATTTTATTAAAAGCTCTTCGTCTTGTATGGAAAGTCTAATTTTAATTTCATGTTTTTTGACATTATTGTATCCGTCGGCATATAAAAATCCTAGAAAATATGCCTTTTCTTCTGTATCTATGTCATCAAAATAATCTTCATTAATTTCCCATTTACATCTTGACATACCATCACCTCCAATCATTTTGTATGGTTTAATGTGCTGCCAAATCAGCTTCGTGTAATAAATCTACCTGCTTTTTAAGAAACGGAGGTAGATTGTTATAATATTTGGTGTTCATATAAGGGTCCATATGTGTACTAATAAGCCACGCGATATGTGGAGTAATATGCTCAAAACCATAAGATAAGTAAGCCCCTACGCACTGATGCTGGTAAAAATGCGCGTGTTCACAAGGATTGCCTTTACTATCCACAAAAGCTTTAACATATGGTTTGCCTATGTCATGCCACAATGCGGCCATACACACATCCGAGTCAGTAGAATGACAACATACTTCTTCATATGCTTCTTGACAATGATCATAAACACAAAGAGTATGATGTGGATTATCGTGTGGGATGCACATAGCAAACGTTGTGGCGCCGTAATACTTGGTAGTGCTAAAATTTGTGGGTTTGATTATCTTAATCTCATCAATACCCTCATCATAATAAGGTGCCTGAAACCTCTTAAGCATTTTATCAATCACTTCCTTGCCAACAGTTCTATCCCTCATCTTGTCACGCTGAATGCATTCTTCGATAGGTGCCCAAATCACATAACATTCGATCTTAGCGAACTTTGGACAGACCCCAATAATACCCCATCTATCCTTGCGAGTTATATTTGTTGCATCATAAATCACATCCTGTCCATTATTTAGAGCCTCAATTGCTCTCTTCTGCATCAAAGAAAACACATCAGCCGGATTGCCCTGTGTGGATTCGTCGCCATAGAGTTCGGCACGAATTGCATCAGAACTAAGATGAATTGTGTTGGGTTGAAGTGTAATATAATTTTTAGCATAGTGGGATTTGCCGGCGCCCGGAATTCCACATAACAAAATTAACTTCGGTCTATTCATTTGTTAATCTCCAATTCTTTTGTTATACCAATTTTAATAGTGTTATATGTTACTTCTTCAAAAAGTTTATATATAGTTTCATCTACGGTATTATCGCAAGTCTTCAGATAACTCTCATACATCTCCTGAATAAAGTCCATTGAGCCTTTGCCATATCGTCTCGCATCCTCAAGATTGTATTTGCCCTTCTTGACATCAACAAGCCACTCGGGTTCAACGGAGATTAAGCAACACTCGAAAGACTCTCCATTTATCCATCTATACATAAACTCTTTGATTCTAAAGAGATGGTGCAGTTGTTTGCAATCATAGCCCCATTTTTCAATGACATGCATTCTAGAGGGATACTTATGTTCGAGAGCATGATACTTCTCACTTGCAATTCCTTTCATTGATTTAATAAGGGAAGGCAAATTCATTTTTACGATAGAATCTCTTGCCTTAACAAGCTTATTCCATTCCTCTTCATAGATAGGGTTGATAATATAATATTTCGTATAGAGAATTTCAAGGAAGTTGAGATTAGATTTTCTGAAGGTTTCCAACATCACTCTAATATCTTTAAAGTCAATGTGTTCATCATTCTCTCTTACATAGGTAGTGCTAGCCATCTTGCTTTCTGCAAGTTCTTTAAGAGACGGTGCCAATACGCATTTGGTATCAACGTCTGAGCCTTCATAATCGAGACAATAGTTGCCAGACCCTTGGTAGTACACACCTATAATTCTATGTTCAGGATACTGTGTGAGAGCATCGTTGTAATGCTCCCACATTTTATTCATTATCCATTCATCGGTATGAAAATTCATTTTACTCTCCTCAATTTCCAATCTCAATAAGATACTTAATTGTCATCTGCTCTTCCTTATAAACAACAATTTCATCGTTTCTTAGCATACCTCTGTCGGCGTGTGCGTGTAGGCAATTTGCCCCAGACTTAAACTGCTGAAGTTTGTTATAATCAAGGTTATAGTACTTGCTATCAAAATTGTACACGTCATAAGGCGTTCCATAGGCTACATCGAAAATTGCCATATAAGCAGTGTTGTTACCGCCGTGAGCCCAATAAGAACCAGAAAGTGAGGTATAACCAATGCTCTTTGCGCACTTGGGAGCATAATATACCCCGTATCCAAACATCTTTCCGGTGATGACGGCATTAGTAGGTCTAAGCACCAAGCCGGTCTTCATAATGGACCAGAAGTTTTCCGATCTACTACCGTGGAACAGCAACCTCGTATCCTTAATACCATTCTCCTTAACAAACTTGTCGAAACGTTCTTGCGTCTTCAGATTGGTAACTCTCCAAGCCTTTCTAAACTTATCAGCAGAATCATTCATTAATGTTTTAATGAGTGCAACATCATCTCTAGTAGTCTCTTCCATTACAAGGCCGAGTTCCTCAAGAATAGTCTGTTGCTTCTTTTCGGTCATGACTGTGGGTTCAATCTCCGGCTTCACATAAATCTGTCCACGCATTACATCAAGAAGATCCTGCTCTTTGGTGATGATTTTCGCAAAGTCATCGGGTTTATTTGCTAAGTAATCTCGCACATCGCCCATCTTTCGAGGAATAACTGTAAACAACCTAAGCAGATTCGCGTTGAACTCATCAGTGGTAGAGCTATTATTGGCAAGTTCATCAATGATTTTCTGTGCCGCATCAACCATATCCTGGGTAACGGCAGATGCCTTGACTGTATAGTTCTTACGAATTGTATCACGAGCGAGACTCTGTAACTTTTCAACAATCAGTCTTACGGCTTCATTCTCAATTTCTCTATAGGGACTTTCGGGATTGGTAGAGGAAATCTCCTCCACCAAATCCTTCTTGAGGTCGGTTACATCCTGGTATCCCTTCTTTAACTTGCTATTAATCTGCGAATTCTACTTAGACATAGGATAATACGCCGTCGTCTTGGTTGCGTCTACTCTACCATACTCAACACGGAACTGGTCGCCTTCTGGAAAACAGTTATAATATTTATTGTTATTTGCCGTTGTAACCATAATGAGATAAGTAGGTCTAACTTCCATATCTTTCTCCTATCAAATCTCACAAATCAAAATCTCGACATCCGTATTCTCAAATACATCACAGATGATATCGTAGACCTGTTCCCACGTTAATCTGTCAAGACCGCAACCTATCTTGGGCATTGCGAGTTTAGTAGTTGAGTTGAAATCCATTATATCTTTCATAGTTACAAGTGCTTCACGTACTGAATCATATGTCGGCTTATGATAACACTTATTCTTGGTTACAAGATTAAAAACATTATCAATCAAAAGCGCATCTCCGCCCACGTAAGAATACATATCATACTCTCTGAAGAGTTTAAATCTCATATTATAGATTTCATCAAATGTCTTTGCTATGCCAGCACCGAGTGCGAAGTCTGCGCTGATGCAATGTGCGAGGTAATAGCCCTGAGGCACCGTAAATAAATCTCTCTTTTCAATAGTAATAGTCATAATTCAATCTCCTTTATATAAATAAATTTTCATCATTCTGTATCGTTTTCAACCGACTCTGCTTCCTCGATATCAGGAGCCTCAGCCTCCACCTTAACAATTCCTTCAAGGGCTTTAAAGAACCAATTCTTATGCTTATAAGCACAGAACTTAGGACGATTTATGATACGAACTACCACACCCTCGCGAATATGAGTCTTGCCTATAGGGTCGGGTCCATCATAGTACTTTTCTGCTCTTGCCATAACATACTCACCAGGTTTCTTATTCTTTGCTGGAATTGTAAACTTGTCAAACACAGGCACACACTTAACACCCATCTGTTCACAACGATAACGCATAAAGTCAGGAGTGTATTCTACTATGAAGCCATCTTCGTTGGTCATAGTCATACGATATACATAGATGTCAGACTGAGGAAGAGTGTCTGCGAGTTGAAGCTCACCATTTTCATTGACATAATCGGCGGGTGTTTCATCCACACAAGGCACACATCCATAAGAGAATACCGTTGTCTCTCCATACTTCTTTACAAAGTCCTTATCGTTGAGCTTCTTGTTATCACCGCTCGCCATAATAGGAGTACCAGTATGAGTGAAACCAACTACTTCATAGAAAATTTCCTCGCCCTTATTTAACTTGCCCTCAAAGAACTTTGAATGTGCTTCACGGAATTCGTTACTTCCGTAATATCCACCTTCAAAATTCTCAAGCACTGTACGACGAGTGCCAGATACATAGCCCCAATCATAGATGGGCTTGCCTTCCTTGCGAGTGATTTTGTCCCATAGGGTTTTCTTGTAGCTCTTGAGTACGGGAAAATCGCCGGTTCTCTGACTCGTTCCGTGCATCTTGAGTGTAATCTCAATCTCGTCGCCAGGCTTAAAAGCAGCAAGATTATACGCAAGTTGTTCGGTATCTGCGTGCTCCGCAAACAAGGGTGCTACAGGAACTTTCTTCTTGCGAGTCTTGTTGCCCTCTGAATAATGTCCTCTTCTATTCTGGGTACGAGGTACATACTTACAGCAAATCTCATGTCCATTGAAGTTGTCAATTCTGTCACCCTCACGAAGAGTTGTAATATCTCCGAAAGACTCAAGTGACTTAAGGGGAAGAAAGAGTCCATCTGACTTCTCTCCACGCAGTTTGATAGCAGTCACATTTCTCTTGTCTGGGTCCATATAACCACCGATGTTATTGCCGTTCTCATCCTTCTTACGAAGCAGGTTGTTGGCCTCGGCAAACTCCACAGACAACTGCCCGTCTGAGGGGAAATATACGCCGAGCTGATTATCCTCGTATTCCATTGATACGATTACGGCATTTCCGAAGCACTCTCCAATCTGAAGTCTATCAGCATTAGGGTGCTTGTGCATATTCTTAATCCTTGTAATATAAGCGTTATACATTTTTCTCCATCTCCTTTGCTCTTACAATTGCCTCAGCCATTTCCTGAATACGCTTCTCTCTTTCCATGGCACGCTTCTTCTCCCAGTGCTTCTGCAACTTCTTGCGATTCTTTTCGGCGGCAATTCTCTTCTTTTCCTCTTCCTTGGCTTTCTTCTTCTTGTCTGCCTCTGCCTTGTTGTAAATATCCGTAGCATAAGAAAGTAGCTTACCAAGAATAGCGGTACCTTCCTTACCAATCATCTCTTTTACGATACATCTGAGGAGACCGTCTTCAAGAGAAAATGCGTCACCCTTCTGTGCGGTAGACTTCTGAACGTCTCCATTCACGAATGTTACCTTAACCGTATTTTTATTAAATACTTCAACCGATTTAATAGCAGGAATGAGATCTTTGCTATCGGTAAAGAATCCGTCCTTATAGAACCTAGCAACAACTCTTTTCTTAATTTCAAGAGAAGAACGCTGCTCTGTCCTAACCTCTGGTTTCTTTGTAGCCTCATTTATGGCAGATGTTACGTAGTCAGATGTGACAACAGTGCCACATATGTTATCAATTGTAGAATAGACTGAATTACTACAAGTAATAGCCGAACTGCCATCGTAGGTAAGAGTTGCATTCCCGTCTTTGTCTGTTTTCACAATCATAATAATTTCTCCCTTTTCTTTTAAAATTTATTTTAAGCATTATTAAATGAAACCATAATAATATGACTATCTATTTTCGTTGTCTGTTCAAAATTTCCTAAACAAATAATTTCAAGATTAGAGCTTCTTAAATAATAAGGAATGTCTTTGAAGTAATGTTTGCCCTCGTAAATGTCGTCACAGACATATTCATACATATATTCGAGAGCCGTAGGAATATTTTCTGCGACAATAACAAACCCTTTATAACAATCGTAATCATAATCCTTAACCGTAATCTTAAAAAGTTTCATATCGTCTCCTAATCATTTTGTTTTGTTATATCCATCAATAATTTCGTCAAGCGTCCGGGGCGTATAATCCATATACGGAATCATTGCTCCGCAATTATACATTTCACAGGGCTTCGTATAAAGCTCTTCGAACAGATACTTATTATGCTCCATCATATTCCACTCAAATGAAGTATGAACATGACCATATAAGTGATACCAGCCATAGAAGTGGTTTCTGTAACAAGGTATAGGATAGTGACAAAGCACTACTTTTCTGCCGTTATCATCAATCACCTTATACTCTTTGACATCTGCAAAATATCGGCGAGTTTTATTTGGTGCAATATCATGATTGCCTTGGATTAAAGTTTTCTGCCCATTAAGCCTTGAAAGTATTTCAAGCCATCTATCTTCTTTCTTCCAACAAAAATCACCAAGTATATAAACGTGGTCTTCATTGGTTACGGCATTATTCCAATTTTCAATCATCTTTTCATTCATTTCGTCCACATCTTTAAAGGGACGAGCGTCAAAATGAAGACAATTAGCATGGTCAAAATGCAAATCTGCAATATAAAAATTCTTGCCCATCTTAAACTCCTTTCTTTATTAATCTTAATCACCGAGCGTCATCGGTGTATAACAATTTTCACAAATTCGTTCGCCATTCGCAAGTTCAATGTGATCGCCGTAAATCCATTCGCTACAACAACCACAACGATATGTTTTTACATAATCACCTTTACAAACAGGACATCCACTAACCGTTTCCGAACACGGTATGCCCCAAAATTCACCTCGGTCTTCTTGCCACACAGCAATTTCATCCTCTTCAAACAATGCACCACAATCTAAACATACAAGCATTCACTTCCCTCCAATCATTTTGTTGTGTCTATATTATATATCCAAACTTCCTCAATGTCAATACATTTATGTAAATGTTTACATTTTATTAACAAATAAAGGCATAGCCAAAGCTACACCCTATAATTTCTTTGTGTAAGTTAAGCAGATCCATCCGGCACCACTCAACAATTTGCCCCAAACATCATTGCCAACAACCTTTTCTTCTATTATTGTATAAACTTCATTCATCTTGACAGTTGTTACAATATTATGATTTGTTCCAGCACCCTTTCTAACATTTAGCACATCAGTTGTCACTCTTACTAAATATCTTGCTTGCATACTTAAGAATGACTCTACTAACTTTCTAAAGTCGCCCATAGTCTTCCCGTGCTTCTTGAACCAATGTTCTGGATCTGCGTGATTAGATGCATAACCTTTTCTGTATGCCTCGCAGTGCCCTACAATTGTCGCTGGATGAAGATTGAACTGTTTGCAAAGCATAGCACAGTATTCGGCAGCAGTGCTAAATACGGCATTAAAATAAGCCTCATTTGTTAAATCATCCTCGCATAATTCAATCTGAATATGTCCAGTTGGATTGTAGTTGTAACTTCCGTGTTTTCCCCTACCACATCCCCAACAAGCGTAATTATAAGGTAGAATGTTTGCCACTCTTACCTTGTTATACTTATCGTAGCCAATGAAACTATGTACACACTGCTCGCCAATTTTGTTTGATGGATTGTTCCAATGGTTGTTGTACCAATTCTTGCCGCATTCAGATGGACAATCTACGTATCTTTTTAAGTTTGGATTGTTTGCTCCAGTGCTATGTAATACAATTCCTACTGGAGTCATTGGTTGTTTAATAACATAACAATCATTTTTGGTAGCATAAGCTGTAATAATATTCATAAAAAAATCACTCCTCGTATAATCATCAATTCCATTATACAAGGAGCAATCTTATTTGTCAATCATTTTGTATTGTTATTATACCATTGCATAAATTCTGTGCCGAATTTTGTAGCATCTCTCTCATACCATACAGCATCATATTCAGGTAGATCATCCGAGTTTACAACTCCATTGTCAACAACCCATCGTCTACACCAGTAACGAATTGCCGAAGGAATTGCAACAACGAAAGGCATAAATGGACCAAGCAGACAGTTCTGAATGGCATGTCCAACTTCGTGGTTTTTAGTGTGCTCCGAAGGATTTCGACTTGTTACAAAGATTGGTCCAAGGTTTACGCCGCCCCAATCTTCTCCAATTTCGAAATAATAACAGTATCCCCATTTCTTAGGTTTATATCCCATTGCAAGTAAGACACCTGCCGCAATAAACCCAATCAAGGTCATTATACATCCCCAAGTGCAAGACAAGAAGTAAAATACAAATTTATTTCGTATCATAATCAATCTCCTTATTAACCGAGTGCTTTAAACTGTCTTTCAAGCTTTTTAATTATCGGATAATTATCCTTACCTCTTGATCTAAGACGGTCAATTCTGTTTTGAATTGCAAGTTTCTTGAATTCAGTGTTCATAAGTTTTCTCTCTTTTATAAAAAAATAATGGTCGGGATGAGGTGAGTCGAACACCCTGCATCTAGTTCCCAAAACTAGTGCCTTGACCGATAGGCTACATCCCGATTTGGCGGCGAACCAGGGACTCGAACCCTGAAGGGCTTTCACACCCACGGCAGTTTTCAGGACTGCTGTCTTACCAATTAGACTAATTCGCCGTATATAGGCAGTGTGCTACCACTACACTACCGGGCCAATGCATATACATCAACCCAGACCGGAATCGAACCGGTGTTACTGCCTGTGGTGCCCCGAGCGGGAATTGAACCCGCGACCCACAGATTATGGTGGTTGAAGCAAGCTTCGAACTTGCGTCCCTCCCCTGCCTTCTCGGCTACCAGGGAGACTCTATCCAGTTGAGTTATTCAACCAAAGTCTGTTGCTCTACCATCTGAGCTACCGGAGCATATATTAAATAACACTTCCTCCCATCACCAGATTCCGCTTTATGATGGGCCATTTTATGACTGCTTACGGGTCGTAACTTCTCTGAGCGGTTACGGGCGACTTATCACGAGTTCATTAGGACTTCTACCTTACGGTAATTCTCGACTTAGGTCATCTCTGGCACTCTTCTATCTATTTTCATAGACCTGATATCAGGCGTGTTATTTTATAACAAAGAATAATATACTTTATCCACAAGTAGACCAAACGGGGTCTTTCTTGTATGCAATGTCACTTTCCGTAAAGTAAACATTGGTCTTATCAATAATCTTCTTGGCACCAAACTCTTCTGCATGATCGTGGAAAGCACGGGCCTTGCCATACTTGTTCATACAGTCTCTGAAAGCCTTGTCAGACTCGCCAAGAATATAAACCTCTTCATAAGAACAAATCGGAATAGGAATGATGGGGGCAAGGAAAGTCTGTCTTAAGCCAAGCCAATATTCCATATTCTTTTCTCCCCAATCAAAATTAGCCTCCTTACCATAGAAGAGTCTTGTGCAATCCCAATAGGGGCAGCTTTCAGAACCAGCCGCCATAGGCTCTATCCACTTATCAATCTGTTTGTCGTGACCTACAATAATCTCACCGAGATGATTGGGCGAACCTAAAGTACCCTCGATCTTAGACTGTCTTTTAGCTTCTTTACGCGCCTTAAATACTTCGAGGCAGTTGCCAATATCTCTCAAGCCTAAAACTCGCTTGAATGCCCAATTAAATAACATTTGCTTATTCATTTTCTCAAACCTCTTTCATAATATTTTAATTCTTTTATTTTTTGGCAGGAGAGCAGGGATTCGAACCCCGATTGACCGTTTTGGAGACGGTGAGCCTACCGTTGACAGACTCTCCTATATGGCAGAGGTAGTATGATTCGAACATACGAATGAGGGAGTCAAAGTCCCTTGCCTTACCGCTTGGCTATACCCCTATAATTTGGCGGAGAGGGTGAGATTCGAACTCACGAGCCCCCTTGAGGGCTGCCGCGTTAGCAGTGCGGTGCATTTAACCATGCTCTGCCACCTCTCCATATTAAATGCAGCCTTACCCTAACTGCCACTGGTAATCGTTATCCCAACCTTCTTTCGAAGTTGCCAGTCCCTTCAAGTGTTTGCTTTACCATCAACCGCAGATTCCATCACACTCGGCCCTTCAATCAGATGCACAATGATAAAGCGATGATTTGCAAATCATTTTTGCCCTTGTCGGGCTAAACTTGTGGCTGGACTTACACCTCTACAAGATGCCCTTCCACTACGCATATAAACCCCTCACTTTCTTTGATGGTGGAGGAAACCACATTTTGTAGTCAATTCACAAAATGGCTTTACCGAGTTTCACGGTCTTTTTAGATGAAGCGTCCTGCAGTCGTTACCTGCCACTTGGAGTCCCTTCAACCTGTCAATAGGATATTCGTATCATTCGGATTTCCCGACTTTTTTCGAATAGTAGTATGTTATAACTACACGCCATTACTAAGCCTTTCGATGCTTCCCGAGTACAGCCCAGCGAAGACGCACTCGTTATGAATTTGAAGACCTCATCCGTATCGTGTTTGCAACCACTACACAGGAAAAACTAATATCGTACTCATTATTTCAGAGCATTGATATTCTCAAAAGCCTTAGCCTTCTCGACTTTTATCCCACATGTGCTACCACCTTGTTTTATGACTACAAGGAAAACAATAATATGACTGGCTCACCCGCAAAAACAGTCTGGATAAAATGCTCTCTGGTGATGATTGTAGCTCCACCTAAACTCCACAGTCTTTCACTTTATCACTATGCCCTTCACTACAAATCGGCGGGTTTTTAAAACGGAAACGCCATTGCTGACGAAACCTCAACTCAACCCACACTACTACAAGCCTAATCACTTGGCGCGAATTGAAGCCCTCAGTGAGTTTACACTTACATTGCCACGCGAGAAAGGATGGGTGAGTAATGGTAGTTTTCTTTCGGCTTTCACCTATCGTAGAATTGGCTCACTATCAACCGTTTGTGCTTCTCCCTAACCCCTTCACTCCCTACGCCGAGCAAAGGTCTTCATCGGATTCGATACCGCCTCAAGAATGCGATAACATGGACCGGTCTACCAGTCGTGCAGATTTGCTCCCATTCACCAGAGAAGACTTCTCCCTTTTTCTGTTGTGTAACCAACGCTCCGTCCCTTACATACGGAATTAAAGAGGGTGAATTGTGATACTTACCTACCCGCAGGATAATGTAAGTTGTTCGTTAATCCTTGCAGTAGAAACCCCTCAACATTCATTGAGTACCGATTTACCACATACCTACTTCTACTGGATTGGATCAACCTTTAAATCACTCGCTTGATTAGGTGCAAGCGAACACCAATTATGGCAGGTTGACAACCTCTCTGCCACGAGGTTTACTTAGTTAGGTGGAGTTTCCTCCGCAATAAAATTAATCATAATTCAATCTCCTTTCCTAAGTAGATTTGCAAGCCTACGCACATCCTCGCTTGCCTTCTATCCTACCGAGCCTCAGTTTACTGCAGACACCGAGGTGATCCTGTGCGTTTCCGACGGTTAAGGATAACCGCTTTGTCACCGTTTGTCTTACACGGGCAGAAATTTGTCCGAGAATACCAATATCAGTTTAAAATATGTAGTCCAGAACCAAATGTACTATGAAGTAACTGATAAAACCGCATCGGAACAATATTATATTTTCGAGGATATTTTATAGAGTAAACAAATATGCATAATATAAGGGAGTTATATAATTCAAACTTATCATTAATTTCTATGAAGTAACTCTATAATCTGCATCGAAAATAGTTTTTTCATTTGAATTTACGAGAATAAATGTAACAGTACATTATAACGTTGCGCTACCAACTGCGCCACCTCCCGTTATAGTCGGGAGGGTAGGACTCGAACCTACGACACACGGCACCCAAAGCAAGAAGTAACTGTTACGACTGCATCGTAAATATGGTATAAGAATTATGAGAATAACTAGATTAGTAATTTTAGCGCTCTACCTGCTGAGCTACAACCCAATTGGGTAGGTTGGATTCGAACCAACGACCTCTCGGTTAACAGCCGAAGTAACTAATCTAACTGCATCATAATTAATATCTGTGTAATTTGTGAGAATATCGACAATAGTATAAAGGCACCTTTGCCTATAACAAATGGACGTTATAAAAAGAATTGAACTTTTCGAAGTAACTATCATCACTGCATCACAAATAGTTTATGCTATTAAATTTCTGAGAGTATCGAAATGAGTTTATGTAAACTAATTGGAAGTTAGTAGGTATTTTGATTAGAAGTCAAAGCCTGAAGTAACTCATTTCACTGCATCAGAAATGTAGTCCAAGGAAGAAATGCTTGAGAAAAACGACAATGCTAAAGTACGGACTCGAACCGCTATATCAGTTTTCAAGACTAATTTTCAACCAGATGAAGTAAGCATTAATCACTGCATCAAGCATTTATATTAAAATTAATTATTTGAATCAATTGCGTTCCACTGGTCAATCATCGCCTTAGCGAATACGGCTTCTTTACCAGTCCATCCGTACATTATGTTGGTACGATACGCATATTCGGGTAGAACCGCGTTGTCATAACCTGCAGTCTGCACAGAGAACACATTCACTTTAGGATTAACCTTCTTACGGTACTCCTGTACGAGCTTGAACACATTGATATAAGAGCCATCTACAAACCAACCACGTCCACAGCCATATCCACGATTCTGATATTCCGTCTTATGTCTGTCGGTGCCATAGAGACCACCGTGACCAGCCTGCTGATCGGAATAAATAAAGATATTATCCCAGTGTTCCTTGTTGGCAATGGCGTCTCTGAAGAACTCCCAAATACCACCCTCGGTAGCACCACCTACATCACTATATCTATTTCTGGTAATCTCCTGTGCCTGAGAGAGAACGCCCTTACGCTTACTGATAGGACTTACGATAAGCTTGTCGCCAAACTTGCCTACATATCCTTCGTCAGAACAAGCAGCAGTAATTACAGAAGAAAGATTATCAATGTCTGCCACAGTAACAGTGCCATACTCAGAATTAAGAGCACCCCAAGCCGAACCAGAATTATCTGACAAGCACATAGTCTTGCCGGAAAGCTTAGGATAATTTTCAAGTGAAATATCCATGCACTCCTCAAGAGCATCAATAATTAAAGGCTGATGATTGCATTTGCTCGTTCTAATAGCTTGAATAGCAGAGTAATAACGGAACGGAAACTGCTTGCCGTCAACTACACCACTCTTAAGCTTCTCAAGATACTTCTTGCAAAACTCACTATCCTCTATTTCGGTAAACACTCCTCTGATGTTGCGGAGAAGTGCCATATGACCCATATCAACGGTGTCGAAAATTTCCTTCCAAGACTTGCCCTCGGAACGAAGGTTTTCCCAAGTCTTCTCGTCTTCTTTAACTTCGACGGTGCCGGTAGTCATAAGTTCATCAATAACCTTAGAGTTAGCGTGGCAGAGACGAACTCCGTTAATCATACCAATCTCGTGATTCTTATACTTAGCAACCTTATAACGAGAGAGTTTACTAAGGTTCTTTGCCCAAGAACGCTTGATAATAGAAGGGATGTTGTTCTTCTTACCCTTATTAAGATACAGATAATAAGCCATCTGAGACATAGGTTCATCTGCTCTCTTCATAACTTGCTGATTATACTCATCAAATTTACCAGGATTATCGTCGGTCCATTCTTTACGCTTAGGATGAGTAGCAGCTCTTACCATAATAACCTGAGGGTTAAGTCTCATCATATAGTCACTACGAAGAGTCGTTGCCCACTCAAGAGTTGCACCAAAATCATAATCAAGTGCCGCGTCGATGGATTCTTCCATAATAGTTTCAGTATCTTTGCCTTCATAACACTTAGGAATAACACTAAACTCTTTAACAAGGGCATCAACAACATATGCCTTTCTCGACTTAGATCCTCTGTAATACGACGGCTCTCCAAAGATTGAAGACGCACTAATCATCTTAAGAGTATCAAGAGGATTAATCTTATAGGAATCTCCTCCCATAAAGTTAGTGACCGTTTCGTCAAGTCTAAGATTGTTTCTCTGATTCATTTCAGAGACTGCTTTAGAAATCTTGCTCATTTGTTTTCTCCTTATATAAAATTATTACTGTAGCAATTTTTCGAAGTTGGTAATAATCTTCTCGTTGCCTACCTTTAGTTCATCCAAAGAAGAATTTGTGCTTTGAATGGCAGCAATCATTGCATCATTCTTAGATCTCTCATCGTCTATGGCTTTGTTGGTGTTCTTAAGCCCCTCAATAGTCGTAAGAACGAGGCTGATGGCATTCTTGGATTTCTCGGTGAGTACCTGTAAGGTTGTCTTTTTCATTTGTTTTCTTCTCCTTTAATCATTTTGTTTTGTTAGTGGAGCGGGATAAGGGATTCGAACCCTCACTACCAGTTCGGAGGACTGGGGTGCTAGCCGTTACACTAATCCCGCATTCGATGAGCAATCTTTAAAACCTACTGCAATAGGAAACTCAACTGCTCGGAGTTTTTGGATGAAAGGAGGTGTTTTCGTGATAACAAATCACATATTTCTAAGTCTCATAAAGGGTGGTGCGGGAAACCGGGGTCGAACCGGCACGGGCATAATGCCCACGGGATTTTCTTCCCACTCTATGTCGCCATAGCCGATTTCTCGTTGTGGGCTGGACTATGTCTTAACCATATCTTGCGACTTAGGTTGACTCCGTATAGTCTCTACGCATTTTATCAATAAACAATCTACTAATTAGGAAGGAATTGCACTTGCCATCCTTTGCAGTTTCACTCTGCCTATAGCCGACTTACCGTTATTGACGTTATAGATTGTTTATTTAATTTAGTACGGCGTTCTCAGAATCTTCGCCGTTTAGAAGCCATTCACTCAAGAGGTTTCCCTCCTGGTGCTCCTGCATAAGATGTACTATGTTGTACTTAAAAATAAGCTCCCTTGCTCGGCGATAATTATCGCCTTTTGGAGTTAGCCCTAACCTTCTCAGAGCTTGTCTGATATTAGGACTGTTCCTCAATACCTCCGCAAAATCATCGTCCGACACCTTAACAACCCCATTGTTGATGTTCTTGCCACGATAATTTTTTGTAAGAGCATGACAGTTTGGACATAATAATTTCAAATTTTCCATTTCATTATTCAAAGAATCACCATCTTCGTGATGTACTTCCAATGGTATTGGTTGATTCAACCACTCTTCTTTGTTACATCGTTCGCAGCGATGTCCTCTAACATAAGACAAAGCTGCTACAGCCTGAGATGTTTTAATTACAACTCCTTGACGAAATCGTGTGTAATCAAAATTGTTTTTATTCCAGGCCTGGTTTTTAAAGTGAGACACATCTAGATCAAGCTCTTCAATCATAGATTTAAGAGTAGTCAAACAACTGCCACTCGTTGTTAAATATCCCAACTTCTCTGCCAGCGATGCAAATCCGTCACTGTCTTGTACAAACTTTTCAATCTCTTGCCGAGTAAAATTTCTCCACTTTGCTATCTTCATAATACCCTCTCCAATATAAATTGAAGAGTAATTTTTCAGGTATCTTTTGTGGAATCTTTTAGAGAAAAATCACCTTCTGATAAAGTCCCGGGCGTCTGCCTATTCCGCCATTCCCGCATATGGTGCACCAAAAAGGACTTGAACCTTCACGTCGATGACACTAGATCCTAAGTCTAGCGCGTCTGCCAATTCCGCCATTGGTGCATATCGTTGCTCGTCTAGTTCCGAGCCGCCAACACAATCATTTTGTCTTGTGTACTTATTATAGCACAAACTTTTCAGTTTGTCAAGTGGTTGTTGTTATCGTTTACAATTTGTTTACAAATTAAGGATTTCTAGTATCGAGGATTAAAGAATCGCCACCCATAATACCAGGGAGCTCACCATTCCACTGCTCATACTTAATCTTATCAAGAAGCTCAGGTGTCAAAGATTCTGCGATCTTCTTGTTTGCCTCTGCTTTTGCTTCAGCCTCAATACGAATTGCCTCTGCCTCAGCCTCAGCAGCTACAAGAATCTTTTCTGCCTCGATGCGTGTGACTTCCTTCTCAGCTTCTGCTTTAGTAAGTGCAACTTCCTTGTCTTTCTCTGCCTGCATAAGTGCTACTTGCTTATCCTTTTCTGCCTGAATAAGTGCAGTCTTCGCTTCAATCTCTGCAAGCTCAAGTTCCTGCTGTGCGGTTACCTTCTTCTGAATGGCAGCCGCAGTCTCATCATCTACAGATATATTGGTAAAGTTTACAGTGTCAATAATAATACCGTAGGGCTCAAACTTCTCTCGCAGATATACATCGAGCTCGGCGTTGATTTGAGTTCTCTTATCTCCGAAAATATCAGTTACTGGATGATTAGCAGATACTTCTTGAGTCCAAGCAACAATCTTAGGCTTAATGAAAGAAGTTTTAACCTCCTCGCCCGACATTCCCTTAAATAGAACAAAGGTTTCTGCCACTCTTTCTGCATCAAACTTATACGAGAATTCAAGATCGACCTTTACCGTTTTACCATCTGATGTCGGGATATTGAAACTCTCATCAGTGGGAGAATCTCCCTTGTCTGCTGCGGTCAAATATGACTGCTCAATACCGATAGAATAAGTGGTAACCTTCTTAGTGGGTGAAACTATATGCCAACCCTGAGTGAGGATTTCTCCGTCAACGCCGCCGTCCATATTGTATACAACACCAACATAACCTGCGGGCACTCTAGCAAGACACAGAAGTCCGCAAATTAGCACTCCCAAAATAATTACTGCTAAAATAATGCCACCAAGCATTCCCTTGTTTATTGTCTTTTTCATTTTAATTCTTCTCCTTTGTTTTCGTTTTTATTTTCTTCTTCGGTCATTACTCTTTTCGCGTCATCTACTAATCGTTTTCCAACTGACCCAATGGGTTTGAATAAAAACGACAACAACAACCATAATAACGCTCCAGCAGCAAACAAACCAATAAAAAATACCGGATTCATTTTTTTGTTCTCCTTAATCATCGTGTTGTGTATTAATTATATCATAATCATTTTGTTTTGTCAAGTACTTTTTGAAATCGTTTACATTTTGTTTACAAATTCCTTAAAATCGTCATAATTGCCATCTCCGGCAACGCACAAGAACTTCTCATTAAGGTTCAGTGCAAGCACGCCAAGGATGCTCTTACCATCTACTGAGTAATTTCCCTGAAACAATTTTACCTCTGATGGATGCTTCTGTGCGACTTCGAGGAAATCATAGATGTCCGATATAAAAGTCAATTTAATATCCATTCGTTTTCTCCTTCGTCTTATTGCTCTTATATTATAGCACAATCATTCTGTATTGTCAATAGGGTTTTGAAACTGTTTACATTTTATTTACAATTAACGATATTTAATTATATAACTTCAATTTGACACATTTTCATAGCTTCAAGAGCGTTCTTGTGACTCTCGGGCGTAACACCGGCACAACAAGAACTGTCTATGATGATAGGAGTCTCGGGGAAGTGTGCCTTAAGCATCATTGCGTTACTAATAACGCAGATGTCCGTGCATAAGCCGACAAGTTCTATACTATCAATTCGGTTGCGAAAATTACTGTGGATATATGTAGGAAGCCATGTGCTACCAAATGTAGGCTTATCAACTACCGTACAACCCTGTCTATAAAGACCGGCTGCAATTTCCCAACCGTGTGTGCCATTAATGCAATGAGGTACGGGCAACTTTTTACCTTCCTGAGTTTCAAGATAGTTATCATAATGGGTGTCTCTGGTATAAATTACCACATCAGAAGAAGAATTAGAATATTCTTCTATCTTATACTTTACATTAGGCACTATTGCCTGGGCTTCGGGAGTGCCAAGAGCATCCGAAATAAAATCATTCTGCATATCTACTACTACAAGTAACTTCATAATTAAATTCCTTCCTTTATTCTATAATCTACTGCGTTCTTAAGATATTCAAGATAACTGCCATCCTGACACATTGCTTTGCCAGGAGTATCGCTCAACTTTGCTACAGGATGGCCATTGACATACTGCAATTTAATGACAATATTAAGAGGATCTGCGTAAGTATCATTGCTAAGGAAAGTGCCGATACCAAAACTAACATTAATACGGTCTTTGAAATAGTCATTAATGCGCTGAGCACGGTCAAAATCAAGACCATCGCTAAACAAAAGTGTTTTTGTTTTGGGGTCAATACCAAGCTTCTCGTAATGAGCAATTATCTTGTCGCC